CGCCCCCGGCTTGTCGCCCTTTACGGTAGCCAGCAGGTTTTCGAGTGCGGCGAGCAGTTGGGAATGCTCTGCCAGCTTCTTCGCGACCTGCTTATCAACGGCAAGGCGAATCTGGCCGCCGTCTTCCAGCGCTTCAGTCGGGACACCTTTCAGGGCGTTGACGCAGGCCACGATGCGGCGGCAGTTCGCGGCTCTCATTCGGGGATTGTTGGCTCCGAAGTCCAACGCAACTGCCACGGCTGCTTGATCTCCCATTGCACTGATGACGGTTTCCAAGTGGCCATCGTTATCGTAGGTTTCGCCGATGCGCCACGGTTCCGGTGTATGCATGCTCACTCCCAATAGAAAAGGGCCGCGTGAGCGACCCATCGAAGAACAGGCCGGCCATCTTCGCGATAGCCGGTGTGGACCCAGCAGCCGGTCATGCGGCCACCCTCCGCCGCGAGCGCAGCGCATCGTCAATCCGCCGGCCAAGCCATTGGACGACCGGCACGGCCTTGCTGTTGCCTATCGCCTTATAGCGCGGGCCATCCGCTGCAGGTTTGCCGCGAAAAAGGACATCGGTGTAGCCGTCGGGGAAGCCCTGCAGGCGCTCGCACTCGGTCGGCGTCAGGCGGCGGACTCGCATCTGCGCGAGGACGTGAGGTTTGTCGCCGCCTCCTGAACTGGCGCGCAGGCATCCGGCCACGTCGTCGCCAAGCTCTGCGGTTGCGCCGCCATCTCGACCACGAAGTGCCACGGTTAAAGCAACGCCATGCTGCGCGCCGGACTGCAGCGTGAACATTGGATCGCCGTTGTCGCCTATTCCCATCCCTGCGCGTGGGTCAGTCGTACTCGCGCCAGTGCGCTTTCCGACTTCGAGTAACGGGTAGACGACCGCATTTTCCTGCCCCTGGTTGCGGCCCAGCGTATGGGCCAGTTTGACGTTTACATCCGGGTCTTGCGTGCCGTGGACTGTCATCACCGGGACAAGGTGGCTGTGGCCATGGTTTGCGTCTTGATGGCTTGCTCCTCGCAGGCGACCATAGCTGGCATCTAGGGTTGAAACGACGCGATGCACAAGGAATGTTTCGGTTTCAAAATCCAGCCTGCCGCTGCCGCTGCCGCTGCCGCTGCCGCATGCATTGCGCGCCGTGGCTACGTCGATTGGTCCTGTAGTGTTGTTGCCGCCGAACGCAATGCCTTGTTCAGCATTGCCGGCAGCTTCTTCCCACGCTTCTCTGCTCGGCGCAGAATCCCGGCGCACGCCGTCGAACTCAAAAAGTATTGAGGCGGGATCAAACCCTTTTCGAGCACTTGCGACAACGAACACACGTCGGCGGCGTTGGGCCACTCCGAAATATTGGGCATCAAGGACGCGCCACGCGACTGCGCGCGATGGTCCAAACACACAACCAGCGTTCGTCCATTTTTTCCCTGCTGGCTGCAGCTCGCAATCTTCGCCGGCAAGCGCGCCCAGGAAGCAGCCAAAGGCGTTATCTTTGCTGGAGAGGACACCGGGGACGTTCTCCCAGACGATGACTGCCTCGGGTTCTCCGCGCCGGCGTCGAATAAAGTCAATTGCATCGGCAAGCTCCACGAATTTTAGGGTGAGCGCGCCGCGCCCATCGGCCAGGCCTTCGCGCAGGCCGGCGACGCTGAAGGCTTGGCACGGCGTGCCGCCGACCAGCAGCTCCGGTGCCTCAACTTCGCCGGTGAGGACGCGCCGAGAGATCCTGGTCATGTCGCCCAAGTTGGGCACTTCCGGGTAGTGATGGGCAAGCACGGCGGAGGGGAACGGCTCGATCTCCGCCAGCCATGCCGCCGACCAGCCCAGCGGATGCCAGGCAACGCTGGCGGCTTCTATGCCGCTGCAAACTGATCCGTAGCGCATGGTGCCTCCTCAAAACTCCGTCGATGCAAACAGGTCCGGCACCTCTTCACAGTTGTCCACGATCTGCTGCAAGCGGGCGCGGAAGCTGATGGTCGGGCCGCTTCGGCTGTCTTCGATGCAAAAGCGAAGGCGATCTAATTTGCTGCTATCTATCTCTTCCGCGTCCTGCCAGTCCTTCGGGTCCGCCGAGATGCTTTTGTAGAACGTGATGGCTTCTTCCCGGCTGCGGGCTACAACCCAGTCGCAGTCGTTCATCGCGTAGATCTGGATGCCGTTGATGCAGTTGCTCATGGCCTGCTCCTCGCGGGCGTTAAAAAGCCCACTTGCGTGGGCATCGTTCAGACCGGACAGGGCGGCGCCGGTGTCGGGCATGTCGTGCAGGTGCTGCGGGTTCATACGGCTGACTCCTCTTCTAGCGTTAACCTGGGGCGTGGATCGCGGTAGCCATCCACCCTGCATTTCTGCTGCGGCAGCAAAACCGATGGGAACGCCTTGGGGCGCAATTTCTTGCACTCCGGACAATCGACGCCATGCTTGGCCCGCAGGCGCTTCTTTTGATCGCGCATCGCGCGATACATGTCCCCATTTCACTGGACATAGACTTGCTCCAAAAGCAAAACCGCCCACTTGGGCGGCTGGTTGATCGGTGCGCCGAGGTTCAGCCGGCGCCACGCGGCGAGGTCGTCGTTATTCATGGTTTTTCTTCCTGAAGGTCTTGGTTAAATCATGATTTACGCAGTAGCCACGCCTTCTCAACACATTGGCAAGAGTTGCGCGATCATGGTGATCTTTTTTTGGTGAGTTTCGTTGGTAGTAGAGCCTCTTCATGGCTAAATCCACGGCGCAGGCGCTCGATTACCGTTGTTGGCCGCAAACCAAGTGATCGAGCCCATTCCGTCGCTGTTTTTGTGATTCCATCTCTGGTGATCATGATGCAGCTTGATCGATTTGCATTCTGTTCCGATATCGTCGCCCATCTACAATTTCCTGGCTCATAGCCATGTGCGTTATTAATTCTGTCAAGTGTGTAGCCATGGGGACACTCCCCCATGTCGGATAGAAATGCATCGAATTTTGACCATCGCTCACAACAAGTCACATTCTTATAGTAAACCGAGTGATGGTGGCCCCTTCCCGTCAGCGATGTTCGCTGACGCATAGACTTCCAACGCTGATAGGTAAGCGTCCCATGTAACCCATGCTTTACTCGTCCATTTTGGTTCATTCTTAATTCTCCAATTACATATTGGCGGTCAGCTTCGTTACCGGCGTTACCATGGAGTATGTCACCTTGTAAATCGGAAGTTGGGTATGCAAGGCCATGGTGTTTAATGAGCGCGGGGCGAGCCCGCGCTTAAATGGTTAAAGGGCTGAATTGGCCAATCTGCGGACGGCTCGCGCACGCAATAGGTCGCGCTTGCCGTCGTTGGTCTGAGTGCCATAGAGGAAGTACTGAGCGTATGCGAGGTCGCGCGAGGCCTGCGTACTGGTCCAATGCCAGCCCTCATCGAACAGTTCTGGCGTGCTGGCGTAGCAGAGGGCAGCTTCGCGGCGCGCTGGCAGGTACCAGTCGGCATGGCCATCGATTTCCAATCCAGCCGCCCATTCCGCTGCTGGATGGTCGATGTCGGAGTGCGATAATGCCAAGGTGTTGGCCTTGCCATCCCATGCGCTTTTGGCGGCGGGCTCGTCTTTCTCGTAACCGCCCCAGGCTATTTCTTTCACGAAGCCCGCCTCGCCAGCCGCTACGATCAGGTGGTAATCCGGTTGGCCGTCCTGTCCTCGCATCAGGCCGGCGTAGACACCGCCCTGGCCGGGCCAGTACTCGCCGATATTTGGCAGTGAGGCCGCAGGCTTGTTGGCTGGTCTGGTGAAGTGCTCGATGAGGACGCGGGCCGCCTCGTCGGCTGGGGCATGGAGCGTAGCCGTGCCCAGCGTCAGGCTGATGGTTGCTTGTTGCATGCGATTCTCCTGAGGAAACTGCCGGACGCTACGCGCCCGGCTGAATAGATGAATTGATCAATTGCTGATGAGAACCCTGCGGACGGCTCGCGCACGCAAAGTGATGAGCTTGGCGTCGTCGTACTGATCGCCACCGTTGAAGTCCTGTACGTATGCGCCGTGGCGCGAGTACTGCGTCGATGACCAATACCAAGCAGGATCAAATGCCTCAGCACCTCCTGCCATGAAGACATTGACTGTCGTCTGTGCGGGTTCTTGCTCGGTGTATGGGTAGCCAACCGGAATACTGCTAGCGTTGTCACCGTCTCGGAACGTGCAATAGTTTTCATCCGACGTCGGCTTCAGGTTGCGATAGCACATTTCCAATTCATCGCGGCTCGGAAGATACCAGTCTCGGAGGCCATTGATTTCAAGCCCAGCAATCAAAGAGGCGAGTTCACTACCTGCATCTGCCATGGCCATGGTATTTGCAGCCCCATCACAGCAACTGCGTGCGGCATGGATCTCCACGCCATGTTCTACCCATGTGCCCTTGGTCTCCCCGGCGGATTTCGGCGCCACGATTAGGGCATATTCGGCAGATCCAACATGAAAGCGGCCAACATAAAATCCGCCTCCGAATGCCTCACCCAGTTTTGCCTCAAAATTCTCCATGCTTATCTCCACTCCGAATCTAGCTACCGAGTTGTCTTGCGATAAAAAATCAGTTTCCCATCCCGCTTTGCTACCACCAGAAGTTCTAGCTTTAAACCGTCCTGACATATCTTTCTGGCCGAATCCAAGCTAAGGCAAAGCACGTTCATTGCCTCTTTGGCCGTGAAAAGCGCCGTAGGCAATTTGCCAACCTTTTCTATGACGGTGGCCCGGCTGTAGGTCAGAACAACCGATTTGATTGTTAACTTCGGCACCACAAAAAGCTGAGCCAGCGCCGGCACAACCCGCGGCTTACTTCTCAGTGGCGGGTAGTTCATGGCGCTCTCTCAATCCATACCGCAGCCAGGAGTTTTCGTGCTTCAGCCCGGCTACTTCATCAGCAAGCCGGCGATTGGCTTCTTCGAGTGCTTTGCACGATTGGCACTCGCCTTGTTTCTCGTCGTGTTCGCACATGATGTGCTCCAAAGAAGAAGCCCGCTCATGGCGGGCTGGTTTTCGTAATGCCGAGCGGATCCACATTCGGCGGCGGTGGGCTGTTGATGCCATGCTATTCGGCGTCCTCATCACAACCGTCCTCTTGTTTTCCTTGCCATGGCCGAACTGGATGCAGTGGGCATCGTATGATTTGGCATGTCCTTACTTGGCCGCGCGGATTTGGATCGGCGCCAGCCCCGACGCAATCCCAGCACATGGCTTTTATTGCAAGTGCCTTTGAGCGTGGATTGGCTCTGGCTTTTTCAATCGGGTCAAGCCGCACTATTTGAACGCCAGACTCACGCAGTTCTTTGGCTCGCTCCCTTGCGATGTCCAACGGTGATTGGCTCATGGTAACCTCCACTCAAAACGGGATGTCATCGGACATATCGTCAAATGCAGGTGCCGGGCGCTGCTCCTGACGCCGCGGCGCGGCCGGCGGATCCTGCCGCCGCGGCCCACGGCCAGATTTCTCTGGATAACCAGGCGAAGCAGCGGATTCCTGCGACTCATTGCGGCCGCCTTGCAGGCTCAG